TTTCATTTAATGTTGGTTCTGGTGGAACTGGATATACAAGTCCAGAAATATTTGTCACAGATCCTTCCTATGAGAATCTACCAGTCATTGGAGTTTCTAGATTGAGTATCGGTTCAACCACTGACACTGGTACTGGACTTCTCTTGGATGTCAAAGTTGGACCTGCTACTGCAGGTGTTGGATCTACTCTCTTCGAAGTTACTGAATTTAAGATTGCAAGAAATGGTTATGCCTTTAGAAGAGGTGATGTTCTTAAACCAGTTGGACTTGTCACCGATAAAGCATTGTCATCACCACTGGCAGATTTTGAACTAACTGTTCTTGACACATATTCTGATAATTTTGCTTCATGGGAGTTTGGAGAGTTAGATTACATTGATTCTGTCAAAAATTATCAGGATGGGGTTAGAGTAAGATTCCCACTGTTCTATCAATCTGAACTTCTCAGTTTCGAACCAGCAGCATCACTTGCACCAGACCAACCACTTGAAAACCTACTACTTATATTTGTCAATGGTATTCTGCAAGAACCTGGAGTTTCATATCAGTTTACTGGAGGAACATCTTTCGTCTTTACTACAGCACCTAAAGAAACTGATGATATTGCAATCTTCTTCTACAGAGGAGTTTCTGGAACTGATAGCGTCTTAGTTACCGATGTCAATCAGTCTCTGAAAGTTGGTGATACTGTTCAGGTATTGAAAAATGATTCAATCCGAGGAACAGTAACACAAGATGAAAGAACTATCTTCGATTTGTCGTTCTCTGATAAGTTTGAAACTGATTCATATAATGGTGTTGGTATTGATGAAACCAATGTTAAACCACTGAAGTGGATTAAGCAAAAAGTTGATAAAGTCATCAACGGTGAGAACATCTATAAGACTAGAGATTCTATAGAATCCTTAGTATTCCCAACAGCAAGAATTATTGGCGACTTCTCAACAACTGCTGATGAAATCTTTGTTGATGATGCTCAGATGTTTGATTATGAAGATGATAAGGGAGCATCAGCACCTCCATCAAGTTTCAATGGATTAGTTGTCAGTGGAGTTACAACAGTAGCAGACGAATCGGTAGAACTTGTTCAAAACTTTGTTGCCGTGGCTGGTTTCTCTGGAATCGTCACTGGAATTACAACCACCACAGGAACAGGTTCTCATCCTTTAGCACTTGAGTTTGAAATTCACTCTTCCACCTTTACAGGAATTGCTACAGGATATCCAATTTATATCTTTGATACCAGAATTGGAACTGGAGTTACATCCGTTGATGATTCTAATGCTGCTGTTGTTGGAATTGGAACAACATTCTTGGATTGTGTATACAAGGTTTCCACTTGGAGTAGTTCTGGAACGATTGGAATTATTACATGTAATGTGGATTCTGGTTCACCAGTTGTTGGACTTGGAACTACTGGCAATTTGACAAGTCCTGTTGGAAAATACTCTTGGGGTAGGTTATCCAACATTACCGATGGACTCACAAGAAGTTCTAATCCTGTCTCTCTAGGTGTCACAGGTAACATTGTCTCTGGACTTTCTACATATCCAACTATTCAAAGAAGAAGTGTTGGACTTAGAGATACGGGTGCTCTTCCTAAAATTATCTTATAAATATCTAAAAACGTATAAACGATGGCTGCTGTCGTAACCGATAAATTCAGGATACTGAATGCTGGGAACTTTATAGACTCCGTATCAGATACCAATAATTCATATTATGCTTTTCTAGGGTTCTCGAACCCAACCACACCAAATCCTGGATTTGGCAGAACTTCTGATTGGGATTCTAATACACCAAATCCTATTGATAATTTTCAGTATATTTCTCAGTACAGAGACGCTTCTCTGTTTGGTAAAAAGATTACTAGTGCAAATATTAGAAGAGTCATCAGAAAAGTTGATTGGGTGTCTAATACTGCATACGACATGTATAGACATGACTATAGTATTCTAAATCAGACACCAATTTCTAAAACTGCTAGATTATATGATGCCAATTATTTTGTTATCAATAGTGATTTTAGGGTGTATATCTGTATCGATAATGGTTCTTCTGGAACTAATCGAACTGGCGGAAGATCACTAGACGAACCAACATTTACCGATATAGATCCATCAGCTGCTGGTTCTAGTGGAGATGGATATGTATGGAAATATCTTTTCTCTGTTGCTCCATCAGATATTATTAAATTTGATTCCACAGAGTATGTTGTTGTTCCCAATGATTGGGCAACATCAACTGATACTGGTATTCAGACTATTCGTGAAGGTGGAGACTCTGAAACAAATGACAACCAGATTAAAAAAGTTTATATTGAAGATGGTGGAGCTGGATATAGCGCAGGAACTTATGACATTCTAGGTGATGGAACTGGTGGTGAAGTTTCAATTACCGTTGATAGTAGTGGAACTATTACGGGAACATCAATAGTATCTGGTGGAAAAGGATACACATATGGAATCGTAGATTTGAAGAGAACAGGAACTATCTCAAGTCCAGCAAAGTTGATTCCAATTATTCCTCCATCTAGGGGACATGGATATGATATATACACCGAATTAGGTACAGATAAGATTCTTGTCTACGCTAGATTTGATGATTCCACTAAGGACTTCCCTGTTGATACAAAGTTCTCTCAAATTGGACTGATAAAGAATCCTGAACAATATTCATCAACATCCATTTTTACTGAGAATAGTTTCTCGTCTCTATTTGGAATTAAATTAGCAGATTCATTTACTGGAACACCAACTATTGGAGATAGAATTACACAAACCGTAACTGATGGAACTGCTCAAGGATATGTTGCATCATATGATAAGGATACAAAAGTACTAAAATATTATCAAGACAGATCTTTGTATTTTAGCAATGATGAAAATCAGACTGATGCAAATGATGTCTCAACTGTATCAAAAGTTCTAGCATTTTCTGGTAGCAATAACATCGGTTTTGATGCTGGTGGTTCTGCTTCCGTTAATACAAGTTTTAGTGATAGCACAGTTACTGTTGATAACAAATCAATTAATTTAGGCGTTACTTTCTCTGGTGGATATTCAAATCCTGAGATAAATAAAAAGACGGGTGATGTAATATACATCAACAATAGACCTTTGATTGAAAGGAACATTCGACAAAAAGAAGACGTTAAAATCATTCTGGAATTCTAAAAAAAGATGTCACAAAAAACAGATTTAAATATCAGCCCATATTACGACGATTTTGATCGCAGTAAGGATTTTTACAAAGTTCTGTTTAAACCAGGATTTCCAGTTCAGGCTAGAGAATTAACAACCCTTCAGTCGATTCTTCAAAATCAGATAGAGTATTTTGGAAAAAATATTTTTAAAGAAGGCTCCATGGTTCTTCCAGGAGCCATTACTTTTGACAATCAGTTTTCTGCAGTAAAAATTGATGCCACTAATTTGGGTGTTGATGTATCACTGTATATCAAAAACTTTATTGGTAAAAAGGTAACAGGACAACTTTCGGGTGTTTCGGCATCAATTCAAGATGTTGCTCTCACTACAGATAGTGACATTGTAGAATATGTGACACTATATGTCAAATATTCTGATTCTGGGGATGATTATATTTCAGATACTTTCCAGGATGGAGAGTCTCTATTTGCTAGTGAGAATGTAACTTACGGAAACACTACAATCAATGCAGGAACTGCATTTGCAACATTAATTGGAGAAGGTGCAACTAGCACAGGTTCATCTGCATCTATTGATAACGGTATATATTTTGTTAGGGGTATATTTGCCAACGTCAATAAGCAAACACTTATTTTAGACTATTATACAAATACTCCATCATATAGAGTTGGATTAAAAATTGAAGAGAAAATTATTAATGCAAAAGATGATGACTCTTTGTATGATAATGCAAAAGGATTCACTAACTATGCAGCACCAGGTGCTGATAGGTTTAAGTTATCACTCACATTAACCAAAAAGTCTCTTACGGATTTTAATGACACAGACTTCATTGAACTTTTAAGAGTAGACGATGGAAAAATTAAAAAGATTGAAGATAAAACAGTTTATAATGTAATCAGAGATTATATTGCAGAAAGAACTTATGACGAGTCTGGACATTATTCTGTAGATTCATTTGATGTTAAAATTTTAGAATCTTTAAATGACAGACTTGGAAATGATGGTTTGTTTTTGGAGGGAGAAACTACTGAGGAAGGTAACGAACCAACAGACGATTTAATGTGTGTCCAGGTTTCACCTGGAAAAGCATATGTTGCTGGATATGATGTTGAAACTGTTTCTGCACAAGTTATAGACGTTGATAAACCAAGAGACACTGAAATAGTTACCAACTCAAATATACCTTTCGAGATGGGACATTTGTTGAGAGTCAATAATGTTTCTGGAGCAGTTGCAGAAAACGTCGTTGTAACTCTTAGCGATAGACCTAAAGGAAGCACTCCATCTGGAATTGGTTCTGCTCGTGTCTATGCATTTAATTTAACTGACGCTGCATATAGTAGCGCTGAGACGCAATGGGACTTATATTTGTATGATATACAAACACAAACTACACTGACTGTTAATAGAACAATTGTTGCAGGAGAGGTTCCAGTAACTTCTTTTGTTAAAGGAAAGAGTAGTGGTGCTAGTGGTTTTGCTCAAGATGCAGGATCTGGAACTTCAATTATTCTACGCCAAACATCAGGAACATTTGCCGTTAATGAGCAACTTGTTATCAATGGCATTGATTCACCCCTTACTGTAACAGCTGCTAGTGTATTTGGAATACAGGATATTAAGTCTATTTCAGCTGGTTCTGGAGGAGGATTTCCTGCATTCTCTGCTGATTCAGTTTTAAGCAAGAGAAAACTTCCTAATGGCATCACTGATGTTAATATCAGTGGTTCAACAATGACAAGTCCTGGAAAGCAATTTT